TCATGTGAACCGGAACAGGATCAGCCCGAAACTGACGGACCCGACAGAAACAGCCCCGCCGCTACTGTTCACCACGTCGAACTTCACGGTATCGGCGGCCGCCACATAGGCGCGGATCGACACTTCCTTGTTCAGACCGCCGGTCCCAAATCCGATGATGACGAAATCCCCGACAAGGGCGCCGGTTACGGACTGCGTGATCGACTGGTCAACACCGGATGCGATGCTGCCGAAGTCGATGCTGCCCGTCCACTTGATCACGGCGGTAAGGGACGCGCTGCCGGTCACGAAATTCAGGGTCGAGATGTTGGCCGTCGGTGCCGTCAGATTTGTGATCGTAGACGTGCCGAAGTTGTGATCCCCGCCAGCGTAGGCGATCCCCTCAAGCAGTTTCGACTTGGTGATCTTGTACGAGTTGCCCGTCGCAACGTCGAAGATCAGCAGGTAATCGTCATCCGAGATGTTCGCGCCTGGTATTGTAGAAAGGTCATCAAGTTCGGGCATTTTGCGTCTCCTTTGGGTGCCAATGTGGCACGCTTCCCTTCCCCGGTGTATTCACAAGAAGGCCCCGCCGGTGGACTAGACCGACGGGGCGACAGGGATTGACGCCCGGAAGCGCCTAAATGGAGCCCTTTCTCTTGCTGTTGTAATGACGGGTATGCGACCCGCCGCGCATCCCCTTGCGGGATTTCTGCCCTACAAATTGGGCGGATTTTTGGGTGGACCGTAGGTTTGCCAGTACTGCCCGGCGGCGAGGATGCAGGCCATGCCGTCGGGCGTGATCAGCATCAGGGTCCAGGTGCCCGTTTCATCATTCACCCATACCTCGGCAACCATGTCGCTGTTGATCAGGCCGCCATGCTGCCGGGACTCGCCATAGTTATCTGCCAACACCTGCCCGGTGGTTTCCATCGGCATGAGACGGCACGGCACCATTGTCGTTTGCGCCGCCGCAGCCGTCCCGAGCATCGCCAGGAAGATCGCCAGAAGTTTCATCGTCCGCACCCCGCGTCCAGTTTCTTGAGCAGCCGCGCCCCCGTCACCACCGACTTGTCGCCGCCGTCCTCGGCCAGCGCCTCTGCATGATCCGTCCGGTCGGCTCGGGTGCCGTCACAGATCGCTTCTGCGTCCACGCTCAGACAGCCAGCGACGGGCAGCAGCAGGGTCATCGCCAAGATCATCCGCATCATCCATCCGTCTCCGTGTGTCCTGGTATCCCTTGAGCGCCTTTCCGGCCTCGACCTGCCCGCGCTTGGACCACCCCAAAAGGACGGCCCCGGCCAGCAGGGCAACAGCCGCGCCGACCATCGCCGCCCACCGCCCGATGCGTGTTCCGGCCAGCCATGCGAAGATGCCGGTCATTTCCGCCCCTTCACCAGCCACCAGACGCCCGCCAGAGCCGCGATAACCAGCACGGCGGCGATAGCGTACTGCACCGGCCCGTTGCCGCTCAGAAGCGCCCCGGAACTGCCTACAGCGCCCGAAATAGCCGCCATTGCGCGGGGGTCCGTCAGCACGTCCTTTGCCGTGGCTTTGGCGCTTTCCTTGCCCTCGGCCTTAGGCTGCGGTGCGACAGTCGTTTCCGGCACGTCAGCATCTGCCGCCCATGCCAGCGATTGCACGCGCACTTCGTTCACCCGGCGCGACCATCCCTTGCCGAACGTGCCCCACGTCTTGAGGCGCTTCATGAATGCCAGCCGCTTGTTGCAATAGGTGCCGATCACCGATAGCCAGTCAGCCCCAATAGCCGCCGCGACGGTCTCTGAGCCGATCACGCCATCCACCGGCACGCCAAGGCACTCTTGCAGCCATCGTGCCGCACGCCCCGGCCCGCTGTTCACGGCGGCATCGAACACGCAATAGGCCACACCCGGCGGCAGGTCATCGGCCCGAACGGTGTTCCAGTACTGCCCGCGATAGATGGCCTCCACCTCGGCATCGGTGATGTTGCGCACCGATTGCGTGGGCAGGCCGCGACGGCGACGGTCAGCGTCATAGGTGCGCTGCGTAATGCCCTTCATGGTCGCCCCGCCAGGATCGGCGGGATGGTTTGAGTATCCGCCCTCGTGAACCCTCAGCAGCGCGAATGCGCGGGGGAATCTATCCATTGCGATTTTCCCTTTCAAATCTGGCGCGGTCCAGTTCAAGCCTGTCACGCTCAATCCGCCTCAATTCCCGCTTGTGGTGCCAGCTAAGAACGACGCCCGCCACGGCGCAGCCCGCGCCTATCCAACCCAGCAGGGATTGCCCGGAAAGCCAGCCGAGGATTGCCCCGGATGACCCACCCCAAAGGCCGGTGTTGGCGATGAATGAGACGGCCCGCGCGGGGGCGGAAATGTGATCTACGGCGGTCATTTTTCTATATCCAGCGCGCCATCACCGGGGCGCATATCGTGGTTGCTTTTGTCACAGCGAATCTAACGGTGCCAAAGCTCCGCGATATGCGCTGTAATACTCAAGACCCTCAATTCCTGTCATCGTCAGATCGACCGCACCAGTCTTAATATCCGGGTCAATCGGGCGATAGGTCATTGGGTCGATCACGTCGGTAATTGCTCCCTGCTTGTCGATGCCGTCTGCCTCCCAGCCGGGCGGATAATACACCTGCACGTCTGTGAGAATAGCACCGGTCTGCAATTCGGAACAAAGTGTGATTTGGTTATCCATATCGCCCGCGCTGGTAGTAAGTTTTTGGAATCGCAGGGGGGGGTCTTCCTCGTATATCCACGCATTACCGTCAAATATATCCGTTGGTATGGTCGTGTCGATCCTTTTCAAGTTTACATAACTAAGATTGTTTGAAATAGGATTGGTAATTCTTATTCCGCTGTCGATAATGAGATTATTAAATACCTTATTCAATACGCCATGGCTCAATCCGGCAGGTGAGTTAAATGATGCAATATTTTTATAGAACATTGGTACATTAGTATCATCCCCACTTATCAATGTATTGTTTGTGAACGCCCAAGGAAACAGCCAATCACTCGGGCCGGAATTTGCACCATGAGTGCTGATGACTGGCCTGTGCAACCGCCCGGCCTCATTTTTTGTGACAAGATCGAACCCCGTCTCATCGGGCTCTGGAATGGGGGGCACACGTGTAGAGTTGCGGCCCCGACGATTAAGCATGACACGTGTGCTGTTAGTGTCAAAGATGCAGTGGTGAATGTTCGGGAAGTCGCTACCGTAGTCAGTCGTGCTGCCAGTCCCGACACGTGACGGACCTGCTCCCTTGCAGATAATGTGGTGGATGTGCAGACGCTGTGAGCGATGCCCGATCTGAAAAGCATCATCCCAAATATTGAGGTATTGACCAGCGTGCGCCCACATAGCATTTTCGCGCGCTTGGCCTGTCAGCCCTTCTACAAGTGTCTTGTCTACCGGCCCGCCAATCTCAATATCTGGTCGAAAAATTACATGACCGTCAAAGAAGTTGCGGATTTTGAATTTACCACAGATGCGCCCGCCCCCATCAATATCCGCAATAGGGATTGCTTGGCATCTGTTCTGCACAAGAACCTCATCGCCGTTCTTAATATCGCCCCACGCAATATTAGTACCAGTTTCGTGCAGGTTGCCGTCAATGTCGAAGTGATCACCTCCAATCGTCCAGTTATTGCCAACCGGGTAGATCCCGATGTACGGGCAGCGGTTCGATTTCAGGTCCAGAATGCGGCAGTAGTCGCCATTTAATTTGATTAGAGTATAGAACCCGTCTATCTGCGTTCCAACCCAATCAATCCAATCTCCATCAATATTAAGACATATCTGCCCTTGTCGAAACAGCGCAAGGTCCGCAGCATCCGGATCGAGAGAAACTGGATGAACAGGGTCGTCACCGTATTCATCCCCCGAAAAAAATGGGTTCTCTGTGGCAATGTATGGCGGGTCCAACCTGATGCGAACTTCGCCGGTGCTTAACGCACAAACTGCAGGGCCAGTGTAGTAGTCACCGCTATCCGCATAAATTGATGTTGTGGCTTGGAATTTTGACGTATTATCGACCCTATACGATCCTAGTGGATACCATTTACCGTCAACGCGGTAAGACCCGCCGACCCACTGGCCTGACAGCCCGGTCAGCGTATTGGTTTCATAGACATTTCTACCAGACTCGGCGATTGGATTTGTCAAGCTGGCCCATGTCAACGGATCGTCAAAGACTGCTTTTTCTCCGGGGTAGTCGGTGAATGTCACCGGATTGCCAGGTTCCCCTCCGAACGTCGCGCTGCCCACGCGAAAGCCATCCCATCGGCCACCTGCAAGGCTATGCGCAGACGGCTTGTATGTTCCCCCTCTGAGATAGACGGTGTGGCCGGGAAGGATCACACCAGAGCCGCCAGTGAAAGCATGTTCAGGGCTGAACGGATCAGAGATTGAACCGGAGCCAGCAGTCGCGCCGGTCACCGTAGGGTCAACAAACCAAGCTAGACCAAGATCGAAAGTTTCATTTACAATCGCCTGTAGCGCCGCCTCAGCACCGTCTTGCGCGGTTTCAGCCGCCTCTTGCGCCGTCTCCGCAGCTTCCGCTGCATCGGCCACGGACGCGATCATGACCTCAAATATCACACCGCCGCTGCCGGTGTAGTCGTAGTCACCGCCGGACGTGACGCGCTTCACCACCATGCCGGTGTCGGTCACTGTAACCAACTCACCAACCGCAAGGTCGGTGGGAATTATATCGGAAAGGTCTGCGAAGGTATCGACGCGCGCAGAGGCGTAAAGCTCGGCCCTATCCGCACTGACAGAAGCACTCGATGCGGACGTGGCCGCCTTGGCCGCGTGGTGCAGGGCCGAGTACTGGCCGCTCTCGACCTCAACATCTTCCGCTGCCTCTGCCCACAACGCCGCCTTGTCGCGCGCCGCCTGGGCGACGGCGGCATATCCTTGCGCCATCTCAACTTCATCAGCCGTCGGCCCGTTCTGGAATACGCCGTCCTTGAACATGGGAACGGCGCCGTCCTCGAAATCGACGGGCGGTTGCGCGGTGGTGGTGCGAAGGGAGTTTGCCGCCTTGCCGACCGTCTCAACCAGCGTTGCCCACACCCGCGCCAGTTCCGCGTTCGCCTTGTCCGTCAGACGGGGCTCCGTTGGCCCGTAGTCGGTTTCCCGCTCCGGAACCATCGACCCCTCGATCCAGAGAATATCGCCGTTGCTCAGAGATGCATCGAAAGTGATCGTGGCGGCATCGTCATGGCCGCTGTCAAGATCGGCGGTAAGGGTCCAATCCTCGCGCTTTTCGCCGTTCACATAGACGGTCAGGGCGTCGGACTCGAACAGCCGGAAGCCGACATTGAACGGGCCGGCGGTATCCGATCCGAGCGTCGAGGCGGTGAAGCGGGGTGTTGATGCGACGGTAGCCATGCCGGGAATATCGCCGAGACGATACCCGCGCCCTATGCACTACTGCCCGCCGATGATCGCCCCGAGGTTCGGCGCCCGTTCAGGCAGGGTGCTGCCAATGGGCCAGAAGGCATCGTTGCCGGTGTTTCTCTTGCGGGCGGCGGCGGCCTTGCGCAGCGTTTTCTGCGCTTCCGGGTCGATGATCTTGTGCAGTTCGTCGAAGATCAGCCGTTGCACGGCGGGACCGGCCAGAGGGGTATCGGCCAGAGGGGTATTCCGCCGTAGGATGCGGATCACGTCCTTCTGCCAGCGCGGGTCTTTGCCTTCCATCACTTCCGACAGGTTGCCGTAGGTGAGGGACCACAGATCTTGCGTGAGGTTCACGCCAGGGCCGGCAAGATAGCTGGAAAAGCCGCCGCCATAGCGCATCTCGCCCGCCTGCATGATGTCACCGATCGGGCCAAGGCCGCCGCCGCGCAGCATAGCCTTCCACCAGAAAGCCGGGTTTTCCACCGGGTTCACGTTCGACGGATCGTTGCCGCTCAGAACGTCCAGCGTCACCTGCGCCACGGCCCCGAGCGCCGTCATCCCCCCCACCAGATAGGCGCCATGCGTGGCCCGCGATTTCATGTCCGGGGCAAAATGCAACAGCCTGATCTGGTTGATCGTGAACGCACCGACGAAGCTCTTGAACATGCCGGCGGATTTCATGACCTCGTAGACGAAGGTGCCCGGCACCATGCCGTAGGCGGTCGGATCGAAGATCGCTCGCGCCTGCAAGCGGTTCGTCGGCACGGCCCGTTCCTGCCATTCCTCCACGAAGCCCTGGAACTTCATGAAGATGTCCATCGCCTCTCGGCGGGGCAGATCGGTATTGGCAAGCCAGTGATGCGGGTTCAGGAAATCGGCCGCCGGGACCGCCTCGCCGTTGACCGGCGACCATACTTCCAGATCGCCCGTCTCAAGCCCCTGTGCCTCCAACGGATCGGCTATCTTGCGATAGAGCGGATCGTTGCGGTCGAGTTTACGGCCCTGCGCCCCGGCGGTGTATTTCGGCCCGTTCCTGAATTTCTCCCAATCCTCGGCCCGGATGCCGTAGTCGTCGAGCGCCCGGCGGAAATCCGGGTCGATGCTGTCGAAGCCGTTCTTCGCTTCCCGCGCGAATTTCCCCCAAAATTCGAGGTTCAGAGCGAACCGAAGGTTGTCGGTGTGCTGGGATAGCCCCTGCACCTTCATCGCCATAGACGACAGTGTTTCCGCCCATTCCGCGCCGGGAACGTCATGGTGGAACCGGGCGACCGCGCCGCCGGCATCCGACAGCGTGGACATGGCCCAGCGGTGCTGCATCGCCATTTCCGTTGTCATCCGGCCCTCGGCAATCATCGCTTTCAGGTTCTGCGCGTAGGCCGAGAAGATGTTGCCCTTGTTAAGCCCGGCGGCATTGGCCGTCAGAAACGCCGAACTGAAATCCGAGATCGACGGGACAATGGCCCGGTCCAGCATCCCCGCCGTCATCACATGGCGCACCGTGGACATGAGCGAGGCAATCACTTCCCGGTCCTGCGGCGCCATGCCCGGCCCTCGGAACACCTTCGCCATGCCCTTGGCCCATCCGTCCCATACCGTGTTCACCAGTTCGGAACGGCCCTCGGCTTTCGCTCTCTCGCGCGCAACGTCAATCTCGAACTGGATGCCCTTTTCCATGTCGGCACCGAAGGTTCGCAGCGCCGCAATGTCGTCGGCCATCGCGTTCAGGTGGCCCATCAGCGTCTTGAAGAAATCACCGTCACCGAAATCCTTGTTATATTCCATCCACTTATCGGCGCTGGCGAATTTCAGGACACGCGCCTCGGCCCGCCGTGAGACAAGCGATCGGCGACCCTGACCCGCCTTGCCGAACACGATGTTGTCCCAAATCTCACCCAGGAACCGTTCAAGCGTTTCCCGCGGCGGCTTGGTTTCTCCGACCTGAAACGGGCGGCCCGTGGCGTAGTTCTCAACGCCGGTCCAGTCGATCATGCCGTCATCAAGAAGCCGGTTCACCCATGCCTTCTTGCCTGCCCGGCGCAGAGCCGACGGATTGTGCCGGTGCGGCACGTCGTAGTTTTCCAGCTTGCGGATGACGCCGCCGGCCTCGTTGAAGAACAACCGCAGTTCCTCGACCACGCTGCGAATGGAATCGGCCATCGCGTTCGCCGCCGCGTCGTCTACCTTCTCACCGGACAGGGCCCGCACGATGTTTATCTGTTCGGCGGGCTTCGTCATCTTGTTCAGAAGGTTCTGATGGTGGTCGCGCAGATAGTTTGTGAGGCGGTTGCGGGCGTATTGCAGCAGGCCGCGGCTTTCCATTTCCATCCGCTCGACGCTGGTTGCCGCCGACTTGTGCGGCTTGGCATGATCCGCCACCCGCTTTTGGATCGACTGCCGCACCTGCGCCTCGGCCAGCGCCCGGTGCAGATCGTCGCCCGACTTGCGCTTGAAGTACTCCTTCACGTCGGCGCCGGCCATTTCCTCGGCCGACCGGCGGGAATAGCCCTGGCGTTCATAGGCGGCGGCCTGTTCCTCCCAAATCCGCTGCGCCTCCTTGCCGTGGGCCTTGGACGCGGAAACCTCGGGATCGTCCATCGCGTCCTGAATGCAGTCCTTGAAACTCATGCCCGCCTCCCGCAAAGCTGAATGATCTCGGCAAATTCAACGCCGTCCTCGGCATAGCGCAGAAGGTCAGAGGCCGTGCGAACGTGGGTGCCGTCCTCCATCACCATGTCGATCTCGAAATCGCCGTCGCGCTCGATCTGCGCCCGCATGTCGTCAAGCGCCGCCAAGTTCGCATCAACCGCCTCTCGGGCGGCCGGGTCGGAAAACCGTTCTACGCTTGGGGCCGCTTCGACCGTGCGGCTTTCAGGGCTTCGGCCGTCGCCTTCACCTTCTGCGCGGTCTCGCGCTGCCGGTCTGTCAGGTTCTCGCCCAGGCGCCGGTCGAGGTGCTGGATCAGGGCGTCCAGCCTCGTCGTCGAAGATCGGGATGTTGTCAAATTCCGGTTCATCGGCCAACCTCGGGGAAACGTCGTTCTCGACAGCCTGTATCAGTGCCCTTTCTACCGCAGAATCCGCATCACCGCCACTATCTCGCAGAATGCGCGCGGCGGCTGTGCGGATTTCGTCATCCAGCTTCATGCCGGCCTCACGCTCGAAGCGGTTGATTCCGCTGCGAACAAAGGCGTCTGGATCGGTGCTTGCATCAATGGCGGCCTTGCTGGCGACGAAGTTCCCGTCCTCCATGAAGCCGTCGATGTTGCGCGTCGAAGCAAGCCCTTCGAGTTCACCCATGCGGGCGGCAACCTCTGGTGATACCGGGGTTTTGCCGCGCCCCGACAGTTCGTCGACCATCGCGCTCAGCAGGGCGTCGGGCTCGAAATAGCCGCTGCTTTGATCGACGGGCAGGACGAATTGCAGATCGCCGTACTCGGATGCCACCAGGTTGTCGAAGTCGGACAGGCCATTCTTGTTGTCGAACAGGAACGGGTGCGTGCGCGGCGTGATGCCGGCGTTTGCCAATTCCTGCGCGGCGGGCGTGCGGACCCGTTCGCCGTTCCGCATCATCGTGCTTTTGATCTTCGGCATCGACTGCACCAGCGGGTACTTGCGCCGCATCTCTGGGAAGTCGCGCTCGATCTCGGCCATCCGCTGATCGACTTCCGCCTCTACCGTGCGGGCAAGGGCATCTTCGGCATCTTCGAACGGCACGGCATCCCGGACTTCTTCCGGTGCTTCCCTACGGGCATCCTCGATCGCCTTGCGGAAGAAATCCGTGTCGCCTTGGACCAGCGCATCTTCTGCCGCATCGACGGCGGCCTGCGCCTCGATAGGGCCGGGCACAAGGTTCCGATCCTTGTACGCCTTCACCCCCCGGCCAAGCGCCCTGATGCCGCGAAAGCCAAGTTCCAGACCGCCGCCAAGCACGCCGCCGAACACCGCCGCCCCGGCCAGTTCCGCCAAGAGGTTCGGCTCCGGCTTTTCCAGACGCTCCGCCATGTCCAGCCGGTCAGGGACGTTCACAATTTCGGCCCCAAGGTTCAGGGCGGCCTCGCGCATCATCACCCTGCCGATGGACCCGCCGAAGCCGCCGAACACCAGAAATGGGGCGTTTTTTATGTCGGCAGTGGCGCCTGCCATGCTGGCGAGGAAATCGACAACCGCATTCCCTTCCGGCGACATGGCAAGGATGCCTTGAAGATCTGCATCTTCGGCTTTCAGGCTTTCGTTCAGGCGTTCCTCTATGGCTTCGTCGGACAGGTCCACATCTGCCCAGGCGTCCGGGCTTTCCTCTGCCATCGACCGGGCGATGTCGAGGATTTCGCCCTCCGTGAAGGCGGCGTTCGGGCCTTCGCCAAGTTGTTCCCTTGGTATGCGGGGCAGAACCTGATTTGCCAGATCCCGCTTGATCTCTGCCCGGCGGCGCTGGCGGGTGAAGTTGGCGTTCTGTTCAAGCCCGGTCGAACGGAACAGCGCGGAAAGACGGTCGCCAGTGTCAGCCGCCTGATTGCCCTGCGCCGGGGCCGTGGCGATACGCTTCTGCGGCCACGCGGGAAACAGGTCGGACATGTCAGCCCCCTGCCAGTTTGCGAATGTCGAACTCGAAGATGCTCACGCCGTCGTCGTTCATCACGTCAACGAAGCCCATGCCGGTCTGGTACTGGATGCGGTAGAAGCCGCCGCCCGTGGCAACGAAGCGCATCCGGTCAGGGTCGGAAAATGCCTTTTCATCCAACGGCGTGCCCCGGAAGGTCGGCAGGCTTTCATCGCGCGATGCGGCTTTCCAGCGGTCGGCGTCGAACTCGACACCTGTACCCGTCGAAAACCCGATCATCGGCCCGGCCTTTCCGACCCCGACTACTGGCCCAAAGCCGGAAACCTCGCCCACGCCAAAAACTGCCTGATTGAACTCCTTCACGGTCATTCCGGTGGGCAGAAGGGTCTCGAACCCATTCACGTCCTGCACGCCGCCAGCCACGCCTTTTGGCAGGGTTTCTTGCCCCAGAGCGCGATTTACGGCCTCGGCCATCAGTTCCTTGCGGTCCTCGTCGGTCTGAACGCCGCCGGCCTGTGTCGCATAGAGCGCCTGGGCGAACTTCATCACCCGCTTCTGCATGTTGCCGGCGTCAGGAAGCCCCGCCATAGCTTCGGCAACCGCCGGCGCGACAACACCCATCTTGCTTGCGCCTTGGGGGAACTGCACCTGACCGGCGGCGACCAGTTCCTGCCCACGGATCGCTTCTTCCAGAAGGCCGACATTGCCGGTGACGGCGGCAAGACCGCCACCATGAACCAGCACATCATCCGCGCCGGCCTGTTGCAGCATCGCCGGAAGGGCTTCGGGGGCCGTCTGCGCGATCATGCCGACCAGCATTGCGCGACCGGCGGGGTCTTGATCTGGCTTGAGTGCCGCCGAAAGCATCTTCGCCTCGTCCTTCGACAGCGGAACCAGCCCTTCGACATACCCGGCGGCCTGAAACCGCTCTGCCCATTGCGACCGGGCACGCAGCGATTTGGCGAACCCCGTGGGATCAGTGGCAACGGCCGCGAAGTCGATCTGCGGCGGCGGGCCGATCTCGGTGTCGTTTTGCAGGTTCTCCGCGGCGAATTTCACCGGGTCATCGCCAAGCGCCGCCAATGTCGTCTTGTGAAGGTCTTGCAGCGCCGAGAGGAAATCCATCTCGTATTTCGCGCCGACGGGCCGGGCCTTTTCCTCGGCCATCACCGCCTGTTGCTGCGCCGGGGGAAGGGCCATGAAATCGGGATAGACATCTGCGGCGGCGATCCGCGCGGCCAGTTCCTGCGCCTTGTCCGGGTGCATCTGCCAGACGGCGGGATCGTCGATGATGTCCTCGCCTTCCGCTACACGCCCGCCCTTGCGCGCGGTGATCGCCAGATCAAGCCGGTCTCCGATTTCGTCCGACCGTTCCTTGTCCCGCCGGGCGCGAAGGCGATCCGCGTCATCAAGGGCGGCAAGGATGGTGTTCTCGCTCTGCGCGCGGGTCCATGCAACGCCGGGCAGGCTTTCGCGGGCCAGAAGGGCATCTTCCAGCCGGGCGCGGGCGGCGGCGGCTTCTTCCGTCCGTCCAGCGGCTTGGGACTCGGCATATTCCATCCTGTAGCGATCAATGAGCGCCTTGGAACTGTTCGAGGCCCGCGTCCTGATTTCCTTATGCCGTTCATCGACCATGCCGAGATAGCGGCGCTGCACTTCCTCGGTCAGCTCGTTGCGCAGATCGCCCTTGAACATGTCCGGGGCGCGCTCGACCAGGCTTTCGACATAGGCTTCGGCCGCTTCCATGAAGCCGTCGGGGTTGCCTTCGTTCTCGAACGACAGCGCCATCATGTCCGTGGCGGCCGCCAGCTTCGTATCCGCAAGGAACGCCACCCCGGCGGCGGCGTTGTGCGCTTGCAGGATTTCGCCAGACAGCGGCGAATACAGGCGCGGCTCGATCTTGCCTTCCCGCGTCCGAACCGTGGTGGCGGGCTCAACCGTGCCACGTGACGACACGCGCGGCTCGCCATTGTCCTGCGGCGTGACGACGATTTCCTCCAACGGAATGTCGTCGTGCGCAAAGAACTCCTTGCCGTGAACGACCGGCGCACCGTCCGGCACACCCGCCTCTTGGCGGCGGCTATCGACGGCGGCGGTGTATTCCTCGGACGTGCCTTCGCCGCCTTCCTTGCCGAAGTCGCCGCTGGTGGGCATCGTGATCTGTTCGGCGTTGTCGTAGAGGGCCTTCACTTCGTCGCGGGTCGGAACCACGCCGCCGCGCTCCTGGGCGAGTTGCTGCGCCTCTGCCGCCGATACAGACAGGTAGTTGCCGTTCTCGTCACGGGCATAGTCCGGGGCGGCATAAACGGTCCTGCCGTTGCGCTCGCCAACCGGAACCCATGTATCATCCGGCGGGTCGAACCGATACTCACGGTAAAGCTGGCTGTAATCCCGATAGGACGGATCGTGCGCCGTGCCGTCGCCGTCGAAGGATTGCCAAACCTCTCCGTTACCCTTGACGCCGCCGATCATGCCAACGGCGCCGGGGGTCGGTTGGACCTCCACGTTCACCCCGAGTTCCGACATGGCATCGGCCGCGATCTTGTCCGGGCTATCGAAGCCGCCGCCGGTCAGGGTGCCGTCGTCGCTTGCAGAAATCGCGCTGTTGTAGCGCCCTGTGACCTTGGCAACGTATTCGGGAACCGTGTTGTATCCGTCCGATGCCGAGCCAGCGGCGCTCAAGGGGCGACCGGAAAACCAAACCGACGCCGCATCCGCAAGCGATCCGTGCTGCTCATATGCCGCTCCGAACTTCGCGTCGAACACCGCATCCTGTGCTTCCGGGTCGCTCAGAAACTCCTGCGGTGTCATCCGCCGGCCAAGGACTTCCTCTGTCCACGGGCCGACGTTGAAATCCATGACCTGATAACGGCCATAGGCGCGGCCTCCATTCGAGGTTTCAGGTCCAACGGCATCGTATCGGTTGCCGCTTTCGACGAAGCCGACGGCATCCCGAAAGGTTCCGTCACCTATGCCGACGCCCACACCGACGGTTGAAAGCCCTTCCCGGCCCGGCGTCTCGATCTCCGGCAGTGGCATCCGGTTGTCGCCCATCACCCGGCGCGACCATTCGTGACCCGCCTCAAGACCGGTCTGGCGCATCTTCTCTTTCGCGCCCTTGGCAAAAAAATCGTATGCCTCGTTCGCAATCTCGGCCAGCGCGGCAAAGCCAGTCCCGGCCTGCGGTGTCACCCGCTGGAAATTCGAGATCGGTGTGCTGCGACGGATTTTCGGAAGTTGCGCCATGAAGCCCTACCTAAGCAATTCGTACAGATCAAAGAGGGGCTGACCGGCCTTCGCCAAGCCGACTGGAAGTGCCATCTTCGCCATCTGCCCGGAATTGCGCGCCTTGGTTCGGAAGTCCGCCGCCTCCATCATGCGGTTGCCGAAGTCGATGCTGCGTTCGCGGTCGCGTGTCTTGCGGAAGTCCTGGAACAACTCGAACGTGCCGGCATTCATCGGCTGACCGTTGGCCCCCAGCGCCGCCCGCATCGACCCGAGTTCCGATTCCAGCCCCTGACGGGCGCCAATGTCTGTCTGGATTGCCCGCGTCCGGGCGATGAAGGCGTTGCGGTTGTCGGCGTCCTGCTGCGCCTTGGCCTGCTGCCGCGCGCCCATAGCCCCCATAATTGGGCCTGCTGCCTGCGATACGAGTGCGACGGTCTCCATTATCCTTGGACCTCCTGTGCCAAATACAGAACCCGCAATTTGGCGGGTTTTTCCTTCACAACGGCCAATTCCGGGTAGGTGCGCCGCCCGAACACTGGGATGCGGTACTCTTTCGTCCTGAGCGGCGGCGCTTCTCCGAGAATATCGCCGAAGTCGTAGCCCCCAAGCGGGCGGCTATCGTTGTTGGCCCGCACGGTGAACTCGCCCGAGTTCTGCACCGCAACGATGAACGTGATGCACCGCTCGTCGAACGTGCCGGCGCGGGCGCTGTCCAGCATCTCCACCGGCCACGGCCGCACTTCCGCCTGGAAGTTCAGCCCGATCTGCCGGGTGCCGATGATGTCTGGCAGATCGGTGATCGTGCCGTCGCTGTTGACCGTGAACGGCCCCTGTATCCGTGACCCCTCGACGATATAGACATCCTCGCCAGCAAGCCGGATCGCGTGCGGCACGCCGACATAGAGGGGATTGCCGTTGACCTCGAAATCGGATCCGTTCGTTTCAAGCTGGTCGTAGGAGTTGCCCAGCGTCTCGACCTCCATTCCGCAGTCCACCAGAAACCCGTCCTCGAAGGTTTCGAGATAGCGCACGGGGTTGCCGTCGATGGTCCGATCCACCAGCGCCCAATACTTGCCGAACACCGGGGCCACATCGACGAACTCGCCCAGGGTGTCCCACGGCGCCGCGCCGATCACCTGTTCATCAAGGGACTCGTTGTAGCTGAGCGCGGCCAGCGTGCCGTCGCTGTTGACGATGATCAGGTATTTCTCTGGGGTTGCCGACTCCACGGCGGGGCCGCACAGGTTGATCGGGCTGTTGATCAGGTGGTTGCTGGCCGCCGTCAGGGACCGCACCTGCCACCGCAACTGCACGTTGCCGCTCAGAATGGCGACGGAAACCTGCTCGTTGTTCGATTCCACGAACACCACGCCATCATTTACCCGCACGGGCTTCACATCGGACGCGCCCCTGTCGTCAAACAGGATCGGGCTGAAATTCGACGGCGTGATGGCAACCTGCTCGCGCAGAAAGACGACGTAGCTGCCCTTGTCGGAAAAGATCAGAAGATCGCCGGAGTTGACCACATGCTTGAGCCGCGGCTTGCCGTCGCCGATCTCGCGCACAATGGCGTCGTCATCCTCAAGCCCAATGCCGAAATCGTCGAACCCGCGCGCCGATGACACCGCGATTGCAGAGGGCACTTTCGGGAAATCGGTGAAGAACAGGCGCTGACCGGCTACGGTTGCGGCCTGTGGCCACCCATGCACCGCCGACATCATCTGTTCGTCCCACACGTCCGTCGGCTGTGGTGCGATCTCGGTCTTGCCGCCGGCGATCAGTTTGCTGCTGTTGTTCGGGCTGGACAGTTCTTCTGCGATGGTCGCGGCAGTTTCCGGCCCCTCAAACCGATGAAGGGTCACAACTTCGAGCGTATCCTTGGCAAATAGACCGCCGGAAGCCTTGTAAACCGCCGTCACGCGCCCCTGCCAGTTGGAGTCGTTGCCAATCACGGCATCGCCCACGCGAAAGCCGCTGCTGTCATTGATGCTCAGCCGATAGGACGGCGGCAATGCGTTGATCACCGTGCCCCTGAGAGTGTTTGCGGCGATGTACTCGGTGATGGCGATCTCACGGTTGAGATACCGAATGCGGGTGCCGACATGCGAGGCGGTGAACACGTCCTCTGTCGCCGTGATCGTGATCGTGCCGGTCTTGCCCGACGGCTGGATCTTCACCTTGGGATTGAACGCCCAGTAGGGTTGCGCGATCTCGCCGCCTGTGCCGTCGGCAAACGACCATGTTCCACCTTCCCATTCGCCATCATCATACCGGATATAGTAGATGCCGAACGAACCGCCGATCAGAAGCGTCGGCCCGATGGGCGTCACATAGACACCTTCCGCCGATGACCACGGAACCGCGGCGAACGTCTTGATCGCGGCGCCGGAGTGATCGAACACCACCAATGAACTGTCGGTCACGTATATGCCGAAGGTGGTGTCCTCATCAGGCTTGTATTCCACCAGCTTGTTCGATGTCAGAGGGGTGTTCGCACGAAACGCGGTGCCGGGCCGGGCCTCGATCGCGCCCGTCGCCAGGGACCGCATGTTCCGCGCCCCCTTGAGCGCCAGTTTCAGCATGTCGGAATCGGTGCGGCCGAGGAAATCCTCACGGACCTCCATCAATCGCATGTCCCGCTGGGATATGACCCGCTTCCGCCTAGCCACGCCCGAACCTCGCATCCGCCAGACGGCTGCGGCGGAAGGGTTCCTGCGCTTTCCGGGCCTTGCTGGAATTGGTGCGGGCGCGCTGGAACTGTGCCTCTGCCATCTGTTCCATGTTCGACGCTTCGCCGGTTTCCTCCTTCACCGCGCGCAGAAGGGCCGCTTCCAGCTTCATCTGCACGCCGCGGGCGAAGTTCGCCGTCCAGAAGGTCGGCTCTGTCACCTTGACGTACTCGACGATCACGCCGTCGGTGCTGTCGAGATAGACATAGCGATCATCCTGCACCCATTCCGGTTCCCACCGGCTGCCCGATGATGCCTCAAGACGGGCCTTGCGGACATGAAGGGCGTCACCGGGCAGAAGATAGGCGTCGTCGAACCCGAATTTCCCGTCCGTTCGGGTGTTCAGCGTCGTCTCGACCTTGGTGAAGTGATAGGCGCCGTCCTCAAGTTCCGCCTCGACAATGAGCGGCCAGTTGCGGGACAGAACCCGGTGTTCGGGCAGGGAAACGCTCTCGTTGATTTCTTCGAGCCCCTGAGAAATCAGGGCCGCGTTCATGATGCCGGTCATGGAAAATTCGGTAGCCATGCCGCGAATATCCGTGCGGGGCCGTTGTTCGGCTATGCACATGAAAACGGCGGCCGGGCTCCGCGCGTCCCGGCCGCCGCAAGAGGGGCCACCATTTAGTGAGGAGTCGGCCCCTATTCGTCGAGAACTTCGACCTTTTCAAGCCGGGTGCGGATCAGGCGGATGATGTCGGTTTTCTTCATCACCTTTTCCGTCTTGATGCCGAGAGACAGCATCATCACCTTGAGATCGGCAATGTCGATCGATTCCAGATCAGGAAGCTGCGGCTTGGCCGGGCCATTTTCTGCCTCGATCTTGTACATGCCGCCGGAGCGCCGCACGTTCTCAAGTCCGGTCTGGTAGCTGACCGCAACGGGGCCTTTCTTCTTGGCGGCCTCGTACTGCGCGCGGTCAGCGTCATCCTTGGGCTTGTACGCCGGATCGGGCTTGCAGATCACCATTTTCGGCATCACAGAATCTCCTTCGTGATGTAGGCGCCGAAGGTGATCGACGGGGCGGCGCCGGTCACGTCAAGGTGCAGGTCGATGTAGCGGAAGGTGGTTTCGTTCCGCTCCGTCCGCGCCCGCATGATGAACTGATCGCCCGCCACCGTGTCGACGGTTTCGATTGTCAGCGTGCCGGCATCGCCGAGTTCCAGCGTGTCGAGAATCTGACCATCGGAGCGGTCGGAGACGTTCGATCCGACCAGGCGGAAAACGTAGGTTTCATCGCCGCCAGAAACAGTGCAGGCTTCCACGTTGATGACGCAGGCGATGTCGGTTGCTGCCGCACCGCCCTGGTCGTGTTGGGTGCCGATGTAGGCATCGGCTGTGACGGCGGCCAGACCGAGTTCCCGTTTGATCAGGCCGGTTGCCGCGTCCATTGCGTAGGTTTTCATGGGCATGGTCGGTATCCCTTACTTGGTGATTGCAGCGTTGGTGATCGACGAAAGCCGGATCGCCGCGAACGGGTCGAGAACCGCCATGCCAACGTCATGCTCGACGTTGACGCGGTGGTAGACACCATCTTCGAGAAGGCCGAAGTCCTGGACCTCCATCGGCTTCACTTCGAGGCCGCACACGCCGTCCTCGGAGAAACGCGCGATGTAGATCGAACTGGTCACGGCAGAACCGCCGCCAGCCGCGACTTCATCGAACGGCAGGAACTCGCCGAACTTGGTCACGCCGTAGCCGGTGTAGATCGGCAGATCGCCGTACCGGGTGACGCGCCGGCCCATTTCGTCCTTGTCGAACGTGATGTAGCCGCCGATGGACGTGTCGCGCTGCGCCGCGCCGAAGCGATCCTTGAGCGCCTTCGGCATGATGATGGCGTTCGGCTCTTCGACAAGGCCGATGGCCCGGTCGAGCTGTGCCAGCGAAAGGGCCGCGCCGCCGCTGCCGGAAGCGTTCGCCAGGATGCGCGACAGGTAGTTGGAGCCGTTCGTCGAGCCGCCGACCGCCTTGAGCCGGGCTTTCAGGCCGGTGAACTCGCGCGGCGCCGACTGGTTGTCGCCGTCGATGAAGGTGTCGGCCCAAACCTTCGCCTTCTTCTTGATCGACATGCGTTCGTCGATCGACTTGCGGTCGGGGCCGTGGCGGCGCAGCAGGGCGCGGTCAACGTCGATGTTGCCGGCGATGGGGAACGTCTGTTCCACCTTGTCGTTCAGAAGGCCGTGGCCTTCATCCGGCGTTTCGTTGATCGCCCGGAAGCCCATGTTGTCGGGCAGTTCCGCTTCCTCAAGGTAGCGATACACGCCGCCGGGCGCCGTGTGGTAGGGCAGAAGCCCCATGAAATCCACGGATTCCGGGAACAGTTCGATGATCGCCCGTTCCTTGGAATCCGCCGGATAGCTTTTCGCGTATTCGATCAGAGTCTGAACCATGATCTATCCTTTCGCCTGATTGGCATTGATGTGTTTCAGCCGCTCGAAGGGAGGCAATTTTTCGAGATCGGCCGTGGCTTGTGCGCGGGGAACGTCGGACCCAGGCCCGCGCGGGGCGAAAAGGGTCTCAAGGGCTCGAACGCCTTCGTAGCTGGTCGCGGCGGCGGCCAGGGCGTTCACCTGTTCTGTGGGAAGGCGGGTCTGCATCGCCCGCAGCACGCGGTTCAGCCGGGCTTCGCGCTGTGCGTCGTTGGCGCCGAGTTTCTCGGCCTCGGCTTTCGCTGCCTGATGCAGCTTCGCGGTTTCCGCCGCCTTGTACTTGGCGAGAAGGCCCATGACCTTCTGCGAGGCTTCCGCCGGGGCACCAAGGTCTTTCAGGAACTCGCCGAGTTCGCCGAACAGAGGTTTGAAATCCTCGTCATCGGTCGCCAGTTCGACGGCGAAACCTTCGGGCAGGTCCAGTTCGCCGAAGTCGATGTCCTCGGGAGCGGAAAAGTCATATTCGCCGTTCTCGGGAACCAGCCCGTCCGCTTCCGCGCGGCGGGCCTGTTCGGCCAGAAGTTCCTGGTAGTGGTTCTTGAAGCCGTCCAGATCGGGGTTTCCATCATCCGTGCGGTAATCGTCAGGGATGAAGGACAGGTCCGGGCCAGTATCCGGTTCGATGGCCACGGGCGGATCAGCGGGCGGGTCCGCAGGCGGGTCGGCGGGAGTCGGATCACCCCCGCCGCCCGCGCCGGGCTCCGCTGTGTCCCTCGGAATGTCTGTCCAGTTCAGTCCGTATTTCATCGCTCGCAATCCTCCTCAGATCGAGGGCGATGAAACGCTGAGAGTTGAGCGCGTCCAATGCACAGGCATCGGCATCCGGCGGAAGGAAAAATTCTTGGGTCGATTTTTCCAGCAATTCCAACAGCATAGCGCCGTGTTCCGTTGCCGCGACGGCTTGAACCGCCGCAACCGCCTGATCGGCTTTCTCCTTCAATCCCTTGCCGGGGCTGATGCGGTCGGCCTGGTAGAGATGCAGGATGTAGTCGATGACGGGGCCGGGCTTACTCAGCCGGCGGGGCAGCCTGTTGGGCAACGTCCTGTTCCTCCTTGCGCAGCACGACGAGTTCATCGCCGGATGCGTCGATGATGTTGGTGAAGGTCTGGATCGGGTCGATGAAGCCGAACACCTGATCCTGGAACACGCTGAATGCGAGATCGAGGTTGGAGCGCGCGACCAGCACCTTGTCGTTGTTCTGTGCCCGTTGCAGGGGCGAGACCGGCGTCACCTTGATGTCGGTGCCGTTGTGGCTCAGGGCCTCGGGGATGCGGCCCATCGTGACGCCGAGATATTCGACGCGCTGGATGAAGGGGATAAACAGTTCGGTCCAGAGGGGAGCGGATGGTTTGCCGATCCGCTGTTGCACGCGGCGCCGTTCGTCCACCCACTGCGTTGCCGACGGCGGGGTGTCGCCACGCTGGCGCGGGCCGTCCTGGTAGAAGGCGGCGCGAAGCCGTTCCTCGATCTTGCCTTCCTGGAAATAGCCGGCATCGGGCGCCGGCGACTGCGGAAACTCGTAGATGCGATCACGGGTGAAGCCACGCGATGCGGGATAGGCCCGGCCGCGTTCAAGCCCGTCGGACATGTCGATGAAGCCGTCATCGGGATAGATGATCGTGTCCTTGAGGGTGTCCTCCATCGCCGTCAGGACATATTCCTCGACGCGATCGAGCGTGCGCATGTCTGGCAGGGCCTTCCACCCGGCGCCGCGCCCCCACGGGCGGCCGTGCTGCGGATTGAAGCGACCGGCCAAGAGCGGGCAGACGCCGCCCGACAGGTCGCCAAGAACCTCTGTGCCCGTGACGGGGTGCCCATCGACGGTGATTTCCATCATCCACATGGGCCGCACCGGATCGGACCAGTCCACCCAGAAGCCCCATACCACGCTGACCTCTGCATCCTCCTTGTTCATGGCCGCCTGGATTTTCCGGTCGGACAGGTCAACGTCGATGTCTGGCATCGCAAGAAGGGCGTTCAGGTCGCGGGCCATCACCTTCGACTCGCGGAAACGGTCGAGAATGCCGCGGTGCCCGCAAACGAGATAGAGTTCATTTGGGGGAACGATCTCGACGTGCATCTGGTTGCCGATGGACGATTGAGTGACCCACATGCCGGGGGTGCCGTGGGTTGCGGCCTCGAAGCCCCATTGCGGCGCCACGTCGTTGTAGTTGGACGTGCTGATCAGGTCGAACAGGTCGTTCTCGCGGCGCTGCACGATCTCGCGCACTTCGTTTGCGTCCGCCTCGTCTACCTCGGAAATCACGGCATATTCGGCCCATTGGGCTTCCGGCGGCGTGTAGTAGGACACCAGGTCGGCGGCGAGATCGGACGCCAAATCCTCTGGCAGAGAATGGAAGTTCTGCGGCTCGTAGGTGGACATCGACTTGGTGAAGTCGAACTCGCGGCCGGGCGCGCAGAACTTGAATATTTCCTCGATGGTCGGGCGCACGACGTTGCGCCACTTCTTCGCCGCCGCAAAGCGGGTCTTGAAGGCTTTCGACGGCTCTTTCATCAGCGGGACACGGTGCTGAACAGGCTCGGGCGGCTGTAGACTGCCGACAGGTCTTTGGTCAGGCTGGCGGCGTTTTTCTGCGCCACGTCACGCCGATCAGCTTCGGCTCGCTTGCGCTGCCGTTCCCGTTCCGCCTTCGCTGCTGGATCTTCCTTCGGACCTTCCATGGACTATCTCCGCTCCATTTTCGAGCAACATGCGTCGAAAGCCGCGCAGGGTGTATGCACGCCACCCCAAGAGGGCCGCGCATTGGGTTCCGCAGTGCAGGTGCGGGCGGATCATGGGATAGGTGATGCGGTCGGTGCGGTGGCCGATCTTGAGGATTTCGCGGCACCGCATGAAGCGTTCCTGGGCGAAATCCGTGACTTCCTCGTAGAGATGCGTGATCTCGATGATCGTGTGCCGGCCGCGCGGATCGAAAAAAAGCCATGTCCCGTCAATGGTGTATCCCCATGCCTCGACGTGGCCGAACATGGTGGTGACGCTTTCCCGGCCGCGGGCGATGTCGATCAGCGAGCCCCGATCATGGAAGCCGAAGTACCATTCGTGGATGTTCACGCGCGCCTCCTGACGGATGATCTGCGCACGGGCGATGGTGCCGCGCGCTTCGTGGTGGCGCGGCTGACAATGGCCTCACCTTCGCCGCCGCCCATGAGGCCGTTTTCCAACGCCTCGACGATATGGGAATAGCGGTTCTTGACGGGCCGCGGGGAGTAGAGGCCGGCGGTGCCCTGGATTTTCTTGTAGTGGTAGCCGCCTGCCATGCCGGTTCGCAGCGTGAGGCACTTGGGGTTGATGCGCATGCCGTTGCGGCGGGCGAGAACACCGTCGACGGTGGATCGCCGCATCTCGGGGTTGTTGTCCGTGGTGGCGGGAAAGACCGTGACGCCTTCGCGCTCGAAGATGTCGTAGGCGGTGGTTTCGTCGCTTTGGGTCCGGTCGGCGCCGCGCGGGTCGCCCCATGCCTCGAAGTCCATGCCGGGGAACCGTGTTGCCAGAATGCGCTTCACGCGCGGCGCGAACAGGGTGGCGCTTTCGTTATCGCCGATCAGTTCTTCGAGGATATTCCACTGGCCGTTGACGCATTGCATGAACGCGGCCGCCGGGTCGCGCCCGAAGTCCAGGCCGATGATGACGGGGAAGCCATCGACCGGCTCGACATCGTAGCTGTGGACGTGATCCTGCTGCGAAAACGTGGGATATACCGCCTTGCCGCCGACGTAGAGGCCGACGCGGTTCATCACCCGTTGGTCGATCCAGTCCTTTTTCTTCGCCCGTATTTGCTGCATGTACGACTTCTTGAGATGCCGTTGGTTTTCGGCGTCCGGGTTCGGCTGGTAGGCAAGGTTGCCGTCGGCATCGCGCGTCTCGATCAGGCCCGGCGGCTGGACAAGGAACCGCCATAGCGGCTTGCCGTCCTCGTCGCGCGGGATCTCCATCATCGCCTTTTCTTCGTCCGTCCATTCCGGCGGAAACGGAATGTCGCCGCGCATGTATGGTATCCAGTGCCCCTCAGACGGCGCGTTCAGGTCGATCATGCCGCCGTACCATGTCGCGCCGGGACCGCCCTTCGTCGATGGATACCGGCCGCACCGCGAAAGAAGTTCGTCAACAACCTCCTTCTCGACGAACTGACCCTCGTTGATCCAGAACCCGGTGATCTCGAACGACGCCGCTTCCTGTTCCGCCGTCTCCGGCCCGTCGATCGCTATGAACACGACTTCGCACTCGACCTTAGTTCCATCCCCGGACGGATGCCCGCGCCGCAGGACATGCGACATCGGCTCCGACCGGATCATGTCGCCCCACTCGTGTTCAGGAAACCAATCCAGCCAGGTCTTGATCGTCGTTTTCTTCAACTGACGGTACGAACTCCGCACCACAAGCCATCGCGTCCGTCGCACGCCGTCGAAATCAGGTTCCTGCTCAAGCGCCAGCTTCCATATCCGGTGGCACGAACACGTCGATGACCCCGAGCCTATAGGCCCTTGCAGAACCACCAACTCGCTCTTGTCGTGAAGATACTGCTCAAGAACACGCCCGTCGGGCTCATAGACCAAATTCCCCCGCGGTGTCCGCGCCAAACCCGCCATCAGTCCGCGCCCCGTACAGTATCCAGCAACTCGGCGTGAGCCGCCGTCAAAGCACCCAACATCGTGAAACCACCGCACAACCCAGCAAGACGGAAACTCGACGAACCGTCAAAATGCTCGAACGCAAACACACCACCAACAATCTCGCCAGACCTCGCTGCCTCCAAAGCTTCCTCCAAAGCCGCCACCAACGTCGCATTCGGCTCCAAAACACCCACAGGTCCACCGCAAAGGCTCACAACTTTCCCGTCAGACACCCCTAAATCCTCCCAAAATGTTCGGTTTGTGAAAGAAAACACCCCAAAACACCCATACCCACCCCGGAACATGTGTTGAATTTGTGAAAGAAACCGCCTTTCCAGCACCACAAAACCCACAAAACCCCAGCAAAATAAGGGGAAAATACAAAAAAATTTGGGGCAATGGCGCGCGAGGGGGTGGTATACGCACTTTTGCCGCGCGCGATTTTAGACCCCCCCCACCCCCGACGATGGGCCGCCCCCCAGCTGGGGCAGATCGAGGGCGAGATGGGGCTGGTGCGGGCTGTTGTATCGTCGATCATGTCACAACTCTGGCCGAAAACCCCTTGTTTCATTGGCTCTGGCATGGCTGGTACCACTGACTGCACATCAGTTGCCCGCATCATCCGACCCCTGATCCGTCACATCCTCGGCCGATCCCTCGATCTCGACCACGCGCTGCCCAGGTCGGGCATACTCGTAACCCCCTGAATTTACTGTGTTATTTATCGTGATCGACGCCGCCGGAGACGCCTCGCGCCGAAAGAACTCGACCATACGCGCCTTTACCGCCTCGCTTTCTGCGTTCTCCAACAGGTCCGCCGCGATCTCTAGAGCTCTTGCTTTATGCCGCTCTGCCATTGTCTCAACCTGTTGAATGTATTCAGTTTTCATCTTTTCTAGCAGGGCTTGCACGTGAGGCTTTGCCATTGCCTTGTGCCATGCGCTGTATTTGATGCCTGCTCTCCTGCACGCTTCCTGGATCATGAGGCCGTCTTGCACCCTGTATCGGATGGCGTTGCGCAGTTTTGCGGATATACGCGGGGCTCCGCCCGGCGTTACTCTCCCTGAAGGTGTCTTAGAGGTGCATATCTCGACGGGCCCGGCGGCCGTCTGGACTGTGGTAGATGCGCGGATAGTCTTTGCCATGCTGCGGATCATGCTGCGGCTGGGCCGATCTGATCTATGCACGCGGTCATTGCCTGCCGTGTCCGATCATTTTTTTCGCTTTTGGTCTTGACTGCCGGTTTTTCTGTTCCTATATCTCGGTCATGGGCGCCGGAAACGCCCGACGACACAGAGAGAGGAAACGACCATGCCCCATACCGAAACCTACGACTACGCCACCGGATTCAAGAGCGAAGATGCCGCGTGGCTGGCCTTGGAAGATTTCTACGCCACCGGAGAGGTGAACGCCGGCGAGCGCCCAGGCATCCGCAGCTACAAAGCGCCCAACGGCAAGCGGAGATGGGCTGTGACCGTTACCTATCGCTACGACTAGTCCGACCTATCTACGGCAGCCGTTCACGGCTGTCGCTACATGGGCCAGACCATGACCCGGACGGAAACCGGGGAAACACAGAGAGAGAGGAAGCGAGATGTTCAAACTTGAGTTTGCGACGAGCAACGCAGCATTCACCGACGATGCGCCAACAGAGGTGGCGCGCATCCTGCGCGATTTGGCTGACCGGATCGAGGGCCCGGCGGGCCGCTTCTATGATGCTCCGGTGCGTGACCTGAACGGCAATCGCATCGGCCGGGTTGAATTTGATGCGGAGGCCTGACGCATCGCCGGCGGCCCCGTGCGGGCCGTCGCACCATGCGCCAGAGCATGACAACCAGAGGAGATAGATATGGGACGCAAATACAAACACACCGCCGGAGGCCGAAATTTCGTGATCTTCAAGGATTACTTCGGCAACTGGTCGATCCGTTCAGCCGACGAGAACTTTGAAACGGTTGTGGGGGCACCGCCGTTTTCAGTCGGCCACCGCACGAAGCGGGATGCTATCTCGTTTCTTGACGGGCTCGCAGAATGACCCCCGCTGAAATCCCCACCAGCACACCCTACGCCCCCGGCCCATCAAACAGGCCGGGCAAAATCCTGCACGCCATTTTGCGGGGTTTCCTGTTGCCCCGGCCCCATCCGGCAAGACCGGATCGGAAAAGGGGCCGGGGCGGTTCCACAGAGAGCGGAACGGCCGCACCATAAAGGACGGATACCATGCTGACCAGAGATCAGATTGACCAACTTGCGCCGGCGGAACGCACCGCCCTGTTGCGCGACTTGCTGCAAGCCGTGTTCGGCGATGCCAGCCAGCCGAAAATCTGCCACGCCCTCGACATCACACCCGTGACGCTGCGGCGCTGGCTGCGGCAAGACGCCGTGCCCGCATGGCCGTTGATGCTCCTGGACGAGTGGCGGCAGTCGCACCGGACCGCCGAAATCCTTGATCAACTTGGCGAACTGGAATCGCAGATCAGCGCCTTGCGCGCCGCCGCTTCTGCCTGAGAAGTTCCGCGCGCCTCTTGCGGGACTCGTAGCGGTCCCGCGTTTCCTCAATGAGACGGCAGGTAATCGGCGGCAGGGTCGACGGCCGCAAGACCACTTCGTACCCAAGGGTTTGCGCCCAAATCAGATAGGTGACGATGTTCGGCAACCGCGTCGGTTCGTCCCGCTCGAATTTCAGCATCTGATCCGTGGCAATCCCCGCCGCCGTCTCGACTTCCTCGATCGACAGCCCCAACTGTTCACGGCGCCGCCGCAGCACCTGGCGCGCGTCGTCAAAGCTTTCGATCACTTCATCAAGGCTTAACCGTTGATCAACTTCGCGCTTCGGTATCACGCCGCCCGGCTTGATCCGCAGCCGCATCGAGCATCCCGGCTCCTTGCAACGGGCGATGCACGACGAGTCCTTGTCGGCCGCCTCGATCATCCAGCCGCGGGCCTCTATCGCGCGAAAGAACTTCGCATCCGACATCACAATTCCCCTCGCACGATCCTGATCTGGTACGCCTTGAGATTGGCGATATGAATAGCCTGCACCCTGTCCGCTTCGGCGATCTCTTTCACGCGGGCCCGTTCCTCATTGGCGACGGCGGCAATCTCTGCCTCCGTTTTGCAGTCGATCAGGCGGTTCTTGATCCGCCTGACCTCGGTAAAGATTTCGTCATCGGTCATCTACCAGCGTCCAGACGGTCGGCTTGCCGTTCATCTCTGCCACCCGCTCGCTGGTGACGTAGCCATTTTGCCGCAGCGCACAGAGGCGCGTGCTGGTTGTGTCGATCCGTTCATCCAGGGCGACGGCGATCTGCCGGGTGGTCGACGGCCCGTGAACGCGCAGAAACCGCAAGACCGGGCGATAGTTCGGCCGCTCGTGCATCAGGTCAGACGTGCGGTTTTCCGGCAACTTCCCCCTGGTTCCGATCTTGCGCCGCATGAACTCGGCAAACCGTTCCTCTCCGATCATCGACACAAACGCATCCATCGGATCGGCCACAGGCCGGCGGCTCGAAATGATCACATGGTCACGCATCCTTTTCCTCCATTGCCTTCACGACGGCACCGGCCGCCCATCCCGCCGCGATCAATCCCGCGCGGATCATCCGATCATCGGCGCCACCGGCCCGCATCCGCTCGACCAACGGCTTGATCTCTCCAACCTGTCGCTTCTGTTCCGGTGTCATTCCTCCATCTCCTTCAACTTCGCCACGATCACGCCGACAATGGTTGCCGGGTGGACCTCGCCGAACAGCCGCACCACGGACAGGTTGCGCCCGATTTCCTCCAAGGTCGCCCCGTGCTGCAAAAGCAGCGAAATGAGGATGCAGGCGTCTTGTACGGTGTCGCGCAGGTTCGACCCCGTGCGCTGGCCGTCCGCATAAAAAACCTCCCTAATTGCGCCGGTTTCTGGCTCAAAACCCGCAGTCACATGAAAGGGATGCTCTGCCATCTCGGATTTCCACACCGCGCGCACCGTCATCGACGGCCGCCGGTTCGGTAGGTGTTGCCGGGTCATGCTCTCTCCATCATTGAAATCAGGTCTCCACCCCACTGCGCCGCCATCGCGCCAGCAATGCCCGGGTAGGTTCTTGACCGCTCCTTCCACCTGTCAGGGCCGGGCGGCATCTTGTGGATACGGTCGTCACGGCCATCGACAACGTTGGTTGGTTGCAGCGGCGACAGCCCTTTCAGCCAGAGGCATGTCGCCTTGGTTTCGCCGTGCCCGAATTGCCAGGGGTGGATGATCTGGTCAGGTTTCCGCCAGACGCTCGACAGGATCGACACCGGGTTTTCTATGGCGATGCGCGGAATATCGGCTTTGGCCAGCATCATCACGAACGACACAGACGCCTGTTGCAGGCCCCGCTGGCGTTTGTCCTCGAAATGCCGCGCCCCACTGACTGCCAGGTGCGTGCATGGCGGATGCGCGACCATCAAATCCCACGGGTAATCCAGAACATCGCGCACGTCGCCCTCGTAGTGTGGCCCCGGCTGCTCTGTCGGCAGCAGGTCGCACGACATGGCGTCGTGACCGCGCGCGATGAATGCATCCCTGACGCGACCGGAATATTCGCAGGCGACCAGAACTCTCATTCCGCGCTGACCAGTCAAAACGCTTCCTCCAAATCCCAAAACCTGTTCGTCGCCAGGTCGCAGCCGACCGTGACGGTTCCGATGTCGCCCATGCGGGCCTTTTCGATGATGATTTCGGCGCGGTTCTTCCACCGCTCGCAATCCGCTTCCCAATCGGCGCGTTCGTCGATCTTCTGCGGCGGCGTCTGCCGTTTCAGGTAGTACTCGGGCCGGTGAATGAACATCACGTTGTCAGGCGCGTTTTCCAGATCGCCCGATCCGCGCAGATGCGCCAGCCGGGGCCGCGCCATCTCGAAACTGTCCGACGCGCTGATCTTGCGGTCCACCTGGGCCAGCGCCAACACATGCACGTCGAGGATTTTGGCAACCTGCTTGAGATCGTTCGCTACCTGCGACAGCCGCACGAAGGCGCTTTCACCCTTGCCACGGACCAACTGGATGTAGTCGATCACCAAAAGCTGAAAGCCGCGGAACTTGTCATTCGCCGGCATTCGGTGTTTGAGCCGCTTCGCTTCCGACAGGATAGCCGGCACGTCCCGCACCTTTTGCGAAAATATCTCGATCGGCAGCGAGTCCATCGCCTTCGCCGCCTCGATCACCTGACGGAAAACCGCGTCACTGGTAGCCCGGTCCATCGCCTTGTACGGGATCTGCGACTCGATGGATTTCACCCGCTTGGCAATATCTTCCTCGCCCATCTCCAACGTGAGATAGCCGACGCCATGCCCGGCCTTCGCCGCCGCGTACATCAGCCAGATCGCAAGCGCGGTCTTGCCCATCGACGTGCTGCCGCCGAGAACCGTGTACCGCTTCGGCGAAAACGAGATCATGTTGTCCAGCGACGGCAGGCCCGTGGGAATGCCGATCTCTCGCCCCTCGCGCACCGCCTGCATTTGCTCGACGGATTGCCGTAGCGCCTTGAGGAACGACATCGACCGCGGCGCCGCGCTGTCGTCCTCGCGCTGCATCAGCATGATTTCCAGCTTGCTCACAGCATCGGCCAGATCACCGCCGCCCGTCAGATCGACCTCTATCCCGCGAACTTCTTCCAGAACCGCCCGCTTGCCGTGGAAATCCCGGACCATCGCCGCATAGTGCCGAACCGAACTTGGATCGGCCGCCGCCGCCAGCCGCACCAGGTAGCCCGGCCCGCCGAGTTGATCGAGCCCTTCATCCCCTTCAAGAGCGGCCTTTGCCGTGATCGGCGATGCAAGCTGATCGGCCTCGACCCTCGATGCCGCGTGATGCCAAATTCGGGCGTGAACGGGCTCGTAGAAATGTTCCGGCCGCAGCCGCTCAATGGCATGATAGGCGTCGTTGTTCACCAGAACCGCGCCAATTACCTGCTGTTCCGCCTCGATCGAGTGCGGCTCGATCTGTTCCGTCATGCCTCGATCCCGCGATAGATTTTCAGCCAGTGACGCGCGGCCCGGTTCGGCTGCCCGTTCACCATCATCGACGGCGGAACCAGCCCGTCCCGAAGAAACGACTTCTGGTGAACCGTCAGATCGGCCTCGGAACAGCCGCGGTTCAAAATCGCAAGGATCGCGCCAGGCGTCGGGCGCACACGGGGCTCCGTCGAAAGGTACTGGCGGCAAGCGCCCTGAATTTCAGACTGCGAGAACGGTTCAAGCAGGTCGATCCAGTCATCCATTGCCGCTTCTTCCTGGTCCCGCGGCATGTTCGGCTGGAAGTAGTGGGAGAGAAGCACTTTCACCCGGCCCGCTATCCATTCGTCGTGCTGCACGGCGTTCGGCGATGCGACGTGCGAAGTCGGCGGTGCTTTCATCGGCTGATTGTGCATTTCTCGGCCCTCCTACTTTTTCGGGGAAAACGCCCTGCCAACCGTTTTCGATGCTCAGATCAAAAACCGCGTCAGGGTTGAGATGATTTTGGAGTTTCTTCACAAGGCGGCGCGCGGCCTCGGCGGTCAGCGGCCGCTTCATCGCTTTCCGGTGATTTGCAAAATCGACCGCCGTTTCATCACTGACGATCTGTTTCAGAATCTCGACCGGAGAATCTTTCTTCGCCGGCTTCTTCGTTTCCGCCTGACAGTCATTTTCTGAGAAAAGGTCAGCCCCCTTTAGGGGGTTGGGGGTCTTATAATTGTTCTTCTTATAGGTTGTTCTTCTTAAGATACCTTGTTTCCCGCCGGGCGGTTCAGCCGGTTGCCGGTTTTTCAGGCTTCCGGTGACATCGTGAAGAACGTAATCGTATCCGTCGAGTTTCCCTCCATCGACTTGCTTCGGAACGACCTCCAAATAGCCGGCGTCTTTCAATTCTCGAACCATGCGCTGATACTTGTCACGGCCCACTCCGCACCGCTTCATCAGGTCGCCGCCGCGATAGACCCAACTCGATCCCATGCCCATCATCAGGGCCAGCAGCCCTCGCGCTTCGATGGATATGCTTTCATCACGCATGGCGGCGTTTGGAACCGCCGTGAAATGCGAGTTTCGCCTTACTCTGGTCATCCCGCTCTCCTAAAAATATCCGCAAGGCACCCTTCGGCCCGCAGGATTGAAACCTCGCGCCGCACGTCCTCGACGTTGCAGTTCAGTTCGATCGCTATGTCCTCGACCCCCAGCCCGCTGGTCAGAAGTTCGCGGACCCGCACCTGCCATGCGCTGTTCTTGCAGATCACCGGAACAACTCCCCCAACGGCATCGACTGGTATTTCGGCGCGTAGGTTGCTTGAGCCCAATCCCAGATCGCATAGGCGTCGGCTTCGTCATCCGTCTCCGGCTTCCACCCGAGAAGCTGGCACCGGGCGATGACTTCTTGCTTGATCGCCTTCTTTGCGGCCGCCGGTTTCAGGTGCGGAAAATGCTTTACGGACAGGCTCTTGCCGAGAAAGTGCTTCCGCACCGTTGCCAGATGCGCCGTCTCGCACTTCACGCCGTGGCGCCATGCAACACCGCGCACACAGGCTACGAGCCCGATCAGGTAAGCGGATGCCTTCGGCCCGCCGACGGGGGCCTCTGCCACGATCAGGTCGGGCCGGTGCTTGTCGATGATGGTTTCCGCCAGCGTGGCGACATTGGAAAACCGCCGGTCATCCGGTGGCTTGCCAAGATCGCACGTCCATGCGCGGGGGTCCGCACCGGACGCGCCGATGCAGACCCCCGTTTTGCTCGCTATGTCGAGCGCACAGATCTTCACTGCACGACTTCCAGCGGTGCCGGTTCGTCAAACTCCATCTCCGACTGGCCGGCAATGTGCGCCTTGACCATCGGCAGGCCGAGTTCCAGCGATCGGATCACGTCCATTGCCTTGTCCGTCGACTTGTCGCCGACCTTCATGATCTGCCGCAGGACCGAGTACGCCTTCTTGTTGAATCCGGTCTCGTCGATGAACTGGCCGATGTCGGCACGGGTTTCCGCTGCCGACGAGACCCGGTCCGCATCTTCGCGGTTGTGCTGCGCGGCCCGGTTGATCAGCGTGTCGTGGTCGATGTCGAGTTCTTCGTCCATGTCCAATCCTTTCCGTTGCTGCCCGATCTCGCTCGGGCGTGCGCCTGGTGACGACATTTGCGGTTAATGCGGGTAATCAGCCCCGGCGGCCCGCGGCATGTCGTCGTTGAGCCCTCAGCGCGCGGGCTTGAGGTTGCCGCCGTGTTGGAATTTCGTGTGAAAACGTGCTTTCCTGCCCAGCACAGGAGGAACCGAAATGCTGGACAGACTGATTGAGGTGCTTGCCTGGTACGGCGGGATCATGGTTGCCGTGCAGATTTTCGCCTACGCCAACCGGAACAACTACGACCCCGCCGCCTTCATTGTGATGCAGGGCATCGGCTGGGGCGCGCTTACCTTCATTGTCGGCATCTTCCACGTCCTTGCCGGGCCGAACGTCTGGTACTGACAGACCGCCGGAAACAGTGAGTTTCCATTCCCACGGGTGTAATTCAGGCCGTGAATACCCACGTATTTCAGCGGGTTGGGGCATCACTGGCCCCCGTTTGTCGGGGAGGATGCGGAGCGTTCGGCCTCATGTGTGGAATCTGCGACTGGCGCCCGGAAATTGAACAGGTCGAGAGGGCAGTCGATGCCGATCTCGCCGCACATGTCAGCGAGAACCCCGTACCAACCGGCAGAAAAGATGTTGTCAGAACAAGCGTTGCTGATTGCGGCCTTCGAAACCCCAAGCCGCGCGGCCATAGCTTTACGCCCGAGGGCATCGCACATTTCGGAAACAGTCATCATGCCCAGATCGTAGTACATAATTTATGTACCAGCAAGACCACAGATTTATGTTCGTTCACATTTTCTGTACCTGCGGCGATAATCGCGAGATGACTTATGAGGAAAAGGCCGCCCTGGCCCGCACTGGAGATTACAGCAAAGAGGCCGTCGCGGTTCGATTGCGCGCGGCTCGTAATGCGGCTGGCTTGAGTCAGGCCGAGTTGGGTAAGGCCGCGCGTAATAGCAAGGCGGCAATCAGCAACGCAGAGCAGGCATTATCGTACCCCGGCAGGCCCGTATTGATCTACCTGTACCGAGAGCACAGGATTGATCTGAACTTCATAGTTTGTGGCGATTTCGTCCAGCTTCCCGGTGATGTGCAGGACCGCCTTTTTGCCGCCCTTTCAGGCGCCATCCGTGGATCGGATCGATCACAAGGTTAAGGTCTACCCCGAGTCGCCTCAGTATTGGTCCGATCCTAAAAATAAGATAACGCACTACACTCCCTCCCAAAACTTACATCCTCAATTATGGTTCTCGCGTTGCGCGATCATCGTCAAGGCGATGCGCGTCATAGTGGCTTTGTTCGCCCCTAGATTCGCACATCTTACGTAAGCCGTACAGATTTTCTGTACTTTCTATGTTGACGGTACATTTTTAGTGTACCATACTCTCCCCCATCCCCGCCGATACTACCAGGCGGATAGATGGGAGGCCGGAATGTACGTCCGCATATCAACACAGATTGACGAGACCTATGACGAGGCTGGCGAACTGCCCGTCGTCATCACCTACGACATCGAAGGCGATGAATGCACCGCCGAACCCTATAGCTGGGGCGGATCGCGCGGGACGGACCTGCGCCTTGATGCCGAGGTCTACAACGTCAAGATCGGCAACCTCAACCTGAGCCGCGATCAAGCCGTCCTGCTTTTCAGCGACGAACAGCGCGACGGCGAACAGTTCCTCAAACAGCTTGAAGAATACGCCGCAGAACGTGCCGCCGCCCGCTACCGGGAAGGCGAACTCTGCGCCGCCTGAACTTCTCCCAAGCCGCCGCCTGCGGCCACCTTCCCGGCGGGGTTACGCGCCTCGCCGGGCTTTTTACAGAAGGGAACACGACATGAAAGTAACGCTCCACAACCTGAAATCGGTCAGGGCTGATTGCAGCCCGGCGACAGCACCAGATGGGTGGCTGACCATGTTCGATCGCGACGGCAACGAGATCACCATCTTCATGGAATACCGGCTGGCAGAGGCAATCGTTGATGCTTGGTACAGCGAAGACGACGAACCGGAACCGCCGACCTACGACGATGCCCTTGCCACCAAATGCGATGTCCTGGCCCGTGAGCGGGAAGCGATGAAACTCAAGGGGATGGTGTGATGATCTTATTCAAGAACCCCGGCCAGATCGATCTGCGTGGCCTGAAAACATTTGGCCTGTCCAGCAAGGGACAAGACCAGATCGGGCGCTTCGGAACCGGCCTGAAATACGCAACTGCTGTTATCGTGCGCAATGGCGGGGCTGTCTCGATCTGGGCAGATGGCCGCTGGAACGAGATCACTACCCGAACAGACAGCTTTCGCGGCGCCGACATTCAGCACGTCACCATGAACGGCGACGATCTGCCTTTCACGACCGATCTTGGCCGTGATTGGGAAATCTGGATGGCATTCAGAGAATTGTATGCAAACGCTCTCGATGAAGGCGGCGACGTTGACCGCTCTGACGAGCGCCCGGTGCCGAGCGATGACGAGACGATCGTTGCTGTCACCCTCGACGCTTTCGAGGCGATCTTTTTTTCGATGGAGGAACACTTCATCGGAGGCGACGAAGCTCCAATCTGGTCCAGCGACGACATGGACGTATATCGCGGCCGATCCCCGTTCGTGTTTTATCGCGGTATCGCAGTTCAGAAGCTGAAAACTCCGGCTGCCTATCGGTACAACCTGAAAGGCTATGTTGATCTGACCGAGGATCGAACAGCCAAGTATTCTTGGCAGGTACAGAACCGCATCGCAGCGGCATTGCTCAAGTGCGACGACCCGTCGATCACCGATGCCGCCTGCGATCAGCGGAACGAGTTCGAGGCCAAGATAGATTTCACGGACGTTTCTGAAGCGCCTTCCGAGGTGTTCCTTGGCAGCGCGGTCAAGGCTGGTGCAAACTGCAACCCGACAGCCACGGCAATTGTACGGTCTCAACTGCCCCCGGACGGTAGTGAGGCGACCGTACTTCAAAAGGGTGCGCCTGGCGCTGAATGCCTTAGCAACGCGCTTCATACGCTGCGCGCCATTGGGGCTGACCTCTCCAAAGCGAAGTTTGTTCTGGCAGAGGGCATACCGATCTACCGCGACTATGACGTGCGCGGCGATGCGGTGTTCCTGTCTGAAAGCATCTTCGAGAACGAAGCCCGCATGACGATTGCCGTGATCGAAGGATATGCGGGCGTCGTTGGCGGCGGGTGGATGGCGAAACGGTTGATCGAACTGTCCTCCGCTGGGGCAGACCAATGACCACCCTCTGCATCCTCATAACCAGCATAGCCGTGCTGATAGCCGCTGTGTGGCTGCTGGCCAAGCTGCTGGTGTGGATCGCTGATGACGACGATTGGAGTGAGTGATGACTGATACGGTAGAGCTTCATCCCGGACAATCAGGCATGGTCGAACTCGGACCGGAATTGTCTGGAAGTTCGGTAATAGTCGAGGGGCGCTTGATCCCCCGCCTGACCGCCAGAGATAGAGGCGGCGACGAAATCACGATTGTTCTGGATGGCCGGTTCAGCATCGACATTCCGCGCGAGCGTTCAGGGCAGATTTGCTGGATGGTCGCCAACGCAATGGCAATAGGTGCTGGCTATCCGTCTCTTTCCGCCGATGGTGCAGACAGGCCATTCGCGCCGCGCATCGTTGGCATCTCTGACGACGATTGGAGCGAGTGATGATCGACACATACGGCCCTGACGACACAACAGCCCGTTGCTCGAATTGCGGGAAATTCATGCCGTGGCATCACAGCTGTCTTGTCGAAAAGAGCGACGGGATGCCGCTCCCATCACCAATTCTGGTGGAGATGGGAATCTGCTCGAAATGTGAGGCTGAAAAGATGCTGGAGCAGCCACAATGACCCTGACAGACGACATTCGCCGGGACTTGTCACGCCCGCAAGTAGCCAAGAAATCATCCGGGAAATGGCACGTCGTTAGTGACGACCCAGCGCCGGGTTGGGTTGGAGTTGCGGGGCCGTCGTTTGGTGTCAGGACGCCCACTACGGCAACCGATCTTAACGGTGAAGATTATATCGCGCGCCACGCAGACGCCCGCCGCATTGCCCGCGTCCCCGAAATGGAGGCCCGCATCCTTGCTGATGCAGAAGCCCTGAAAGCGGCGGATGAACACTTGGTCAAGCGGCTGAAAGCGTTGCAGACGTATTTCAACTTGGACGAGGAAGAACTGGCATCGCTGACGAAAGACGAGCGGGCTGACACTATACGCCAACATCGCCTGATTTCCGAGGCCCTCACCGCCTACCGCAAAGCACGGGAGGGGCAGGATGACTGACCGTCGCCGCACCCCTTCCGGCTGGTGGCTATGCCCCGTGGCGGCCCTCGGCCTGCTGTGCTGGGCCGTAGCTGGCATCATCATATGGAGCGCAATCTGATGGCATTGGAAATACAGGAAATCCCTGACGGTCATGTGATCGAGGAACCGGGCGCGTACCGCTGTTCGATGGCGGCCTATCACAGCCAGGACATTTGCCCCGGCCCGTCTGTTTCTTCGACGGGCTTGCGGAAACTGGCGCTGCAATCGCCGTGGGCGTTCTGGAAAACTTGGGACGGCAACCCGGATCGGTATCCCGAGAAAGAGCCGTCACCGAGTTTGATCCTTGGACGGGCCGCACATGCGCTGATCCTTGGCGACGAGGTTTTCGACGAGCATTTCATCTACGTGCCCGACGACGCGCCGCCCCGGCCCACGGCAACACAGGTCGCCGCCTTTGAACGGACGGGCAAATGGTCTGACAGCGCCGCGCCCCGTGCCGAGTTTTGGGATGCCTTCGATGCTCGGGCCGAAGGCCGGCACCTGCTGACGGCGGATCAATCCGAGAAGATCGTCTACATGGCGGAAAGCCTTGCCGCGAACCCGCAGTGTGTGGAGTTGCTGCGCTCCGACCTGATCGAGATCAGCATGATCTGGCAGGATGCGCCGACGGGGATCTGGGTCAAGAGCCGCCCGGACTGCCTGCCGACGAACGGCGCCGATGTTTCCGACCTCAAGACGATCGCGCCGAAGGGGGCCGACTTTCGCTTGGCCGTGCAGCGCGCGACCACCGACCACGGCTATTACATTCAGATGGCGCTGGCCCTGATGGGGGCGGAAGAAGTCTTGGGCGCCACGGCTGCCGATTGCGCCTTGGTGTTCCTGCAAACGACGGAGCCCTACGAGTGCGCGCCGCTGTTTATCGACCAGGACACGCTTTATCTCGGCCGCGTTCTTATCCGGCACGCATTGGACACGATGGCGCGGTGCCTTGAGACGGGCGACTGGCCGGGCATCGGCGTTGATCCCGTCACCTACGCATTGCCGCCGAGCATGTCGGGACGGCTCTACGAACTGCAAGCCGCCGGCGAACTTCCCAAACTAGAGGACTGACAGAATGAACAACCCCATCTTCCAGTTTCGCAAGGACATCAAGGCGGCACTTCCCACATTCGGATTGCGCAACGAGCGCGAACAGGAGCGCATGAGTTCCGTTCTGATGGTGGCGGTCGAGAAAGACCCGCAGCTTGTGACCGCAGATCGGCAGAGCCTTATTGCCTCTGTCCGTCAGTGTGCAAACCACGGGTTGGTTCCAGACGGGAACGAGGCCACGCTTCAAGTCTACAACACCAAGGTCAAGATCGACGGCGCGGAGAAGTGGATCAAGAAGGTCCAATACCAGCCGATGGTTCGTGGCATCATCAACCGCGTTCAGAAATCCGGCAAGATCAGAACCTTCTGGGCCGATGTCGTCTACAAAGGCGAGACCTTCACTATCGACGCATCGGACGGCGAACGGCGCCCTGTTCACATAAAGCAGAGTGAGTTCAACCGCGGAACGGATGACGAGATTATCGGCGCCTATTCTGTTGCCAAGTTCAAGGATGGCACTGTCGATTGCGAGCCGATGGATCGGTCGGAAATCGAAAAGGTCCGAAAGGTCGCCAAGACCCAGAAGGTTTGGGAAGGGTGGTTCACCGAGAAGGCCAAGGTTGCCGTGCTGCGGCGTCATTCAAAGCGCCTGCCGCTGTCATCCGAAGATCTGGACATGATCCTCAACCGTGGCGGCGACGAGCATGATCTTGAACGGGATATGCGCGACGTGACCCCGGAGCGCGAAAAGCCCGCCCGTACCCTCGCCCAACGGCTGCAAGAGCCGGAAGAACCGATGGACGGCGAGGTCATGCCGGATCAGGACGGCCCGCACTGGACGGAGGAAATCGACACGTCCGAGGCATTCCCTGGCGACGATGTATTCACGGAGGGGGCCGAGGCATTCCAATCCGGCGCTGACCGTACAACCTGCCCATATAGCGACCCCTCTGTTGCGTGCCACTGGCTTGGGGGGTGGGATCAAGCGAAGGCGGCGGCGGAGAAATGACCCGCGATTTTGCCGCCATTCCCGCCGTCAGGAACCAGCTTGCACAGGCCGAGGTAAAGGCCCGTGAGGCTGCGAAGATCGCGCGGGATGCCGGCCTGACGGATACCGCCGAGGAAATCATGATCATCTTTCGGCGGATGCGGGTTCTGACTGGCAAGGATGGCTGGCTCGACTGGATGGAGAGGGGCTGATGTGGACCGACGCGGAGATGCTGACGGCGCTGCACCTTCGAGACCGAGAAGGACTGAGCGCATCGCAGATTGCAGACCGCATGGGCGTAAGCCGGTCAAGTGTTCTCGGCGTGTTCTTTCGGGTCAACCGCGAGACAGACAAACACGACCTGTCACCGCACCTGAACGGGACGATGAAGGCCGATTGGTGGAAGGAAGGACTGCGGAACCGATGAAGTACCTGGAACCATCGCCGTATGCGGCTGACGGAGAAAACCTGATCGGCAAATTGCCGTCGCAAATCTCGAAAGACGATCTTCGTGACCTTGGGCACCCGTCGAGCCCGATCAAGGCAATCCGGCGTAATTGCGTGGAATGCGCGGGCGGAAGCGAGGCCGAGGCCCGCAAGTGTACGGCGACCACGTGCCCGCTCTGGCCGTTCCGCATGGGCCGCAACCCTTTCCACGGGAGGGCGAAATGAACCCGGCGCTTCTTCCCAAGGTGCGATCCGACGATCTGCGGAAATCGGCAACGCAAATGCCTTGCACACTGCGGATCGGAACGTTCATCGGCCTTCCGTGCGCCGGTCAGGATACCAATGTTCATTGCCACCTTCCCGTTCACGGAAAAGGCGTATCGACCAAGGTTTCCGACCTGCACATGGCCTGCGGATGCGCCGTCTGCCACGACCTGCTGGATGACCGGGACGCCCGCGGCCAACTGATCCGCGAGAGATACCCCCGTGCCTTCTATGAGCGGCTGTTCCTGGCGAACGCCGAAACCCTTAGCTGGTGGGTCGAGATGGGCCTGCTGCACGGGACCGATTGGGACGTGATCTGAGGAAAGGAAACGTGATGATTGACCCCCGCCTGCAAGGCATCCCCGGCTGCGAAATCCACCCGGTCGATGCCGAGCGCGACCGCCAGTCTGCCGCCGTGCTGATGGCACTCGACGCCCTGTCCGCACTGCCGCCGCGCGTCGTCTGCAACGTGATCGGCGCGCACATGACCGACCGCGACGACATCCCCCACGGCGACCTGCAACGGCTCGCCACGGCGCTCGATCGCAAAGCCTGGGCGACGATGCCGGTGGAAGGGGGCGTGTGATGGCTACCTATGTCGCGAACAACGCCACAAGGGACACTGTCACGCTGGTGCTGTCGAAGAGTCATGACAATCCCGTGATTATTGAAGCCTATCGGAAAGGAACTGACCAATGAAAATCAAAGCGGAAATGGGCGCGTATTCCAGCGTCGTCGGAAACAGCGTTCATCTAATCGCAGAAGATGGCCGCATGATTGGTCAGGTGGCCATTCTATGCCACACCGATGACCTGCGCGACAAGGATACTCAGGAAACGCTGTGCGAAATCATCTGCAGTGCAATCAATGAGGACGACCAATGACTGAATGCCAATGGCCTAACGGCACGTGCGCTTGCTACACCGCAAACTCCACGAAGGCGGACCAGTACGGGCGTGTCTGGATGCACTGTGAGGAGGGACTATCGTTAAGCAAAGCGAGCATGACTCGCTTTGTCATGTACTGCCTGACAAACCACATCGAGATTGGGCAAATCCAACCATTCAACTATCGCTACCGCAACAGCCAGGTTTCGGCAACCGTCCGACTGAAGCCGGATCAATTCGCGGAGTTTGAGACAGCGACCAAGGGCAGACTGCGCCGCCCACCCACTATATCTGTAAACTCAAGCGATGCTGGCCAGCTAAAGGAGGCCGACCAATGACCGAGACAGACACAAGCCGAGAGGCGGTGGAGCGGTTTGTTAAGTTCCTGCGCGGCGACCTGCGAACCGGCATGTCACTGTATGAGGCGATGAAGCTCAAGGGGATGGTGTGATGGGCGCGCCTAAAGACACAATATATCCTGACAAGCTTAAAATCCGCGACACGGGAATACATGAGGACAGCGGGCGGCGCATTCACACAACGGCAGGATCTGGCTACCCGAAAAAAGAATACATCCGCTCCGATCTGTTCACCGCCTTACAGGCCGAGAACAAGCGGTTGAGAGAAGAAAAAGAAGATGCCGTGAGTCTTCTCGACGCATGGTTCGACCGCCGCAAACTCGCGCACGAACAGATTGATGCGGCGGTCCTAGACGCGGCACGGGGATACCTCAGAACGTCGCGGTCAGGTGGCATGGAAGCAAGAGACAGCGACATGATCGAAGGGGTCGTATCCGACATGGCCCGCCTGTCTCTTTTTGCCGATCTGTTCGCCCGCGCCGCCCTGAAAGGTACTGACCAATGACCACTGACACAGAAGCCGACGATCCGGTGGAGCGGGCGCTGGTGGCGATCCGAGAGCACATCAAGTCCGTGGAGGCCGAGCGGGATCGACTTAGCAACATCGCCGCAACAATTCGCGTGAACGCCATGCGGCGCGGGGCAACAGACGAGCAGATCGACGACTTTCTCAACGGCAGACAGTCGTTCATCGAATGGATGGTGGGGACGCTGGAGGCCGAGCGCGACACCGCATGGAACGACGCGATAGAGGCGGCGGCAGCCGTACTTGAGCGTGAGGCGCAAGACGAAATGTCGAGTATGTCATGCGGAGATTGCAACGACATGCGGCGAAGCATTCGTGCCCGCGCAGACGTACTCAAGGCCGCAGCAGGCACCGTCCGCACCATCCGCGCCCTCCGCAAATGAACACCCGGCCCGGAGATATTCCGCATGACAAACCGCGATGGTGGCTCACAAAAGATGGGGACCGGACACTTCTCGCGCTGTATGAGCGACACTATTCGGCCTACCAGTATCAAGACGGGCGCGTGCGCCGCCTGTTCGCGGGGCCTGGCGAAAAAATCGTCCTCCGCACCAGAACCGGTGACGCCGGATTTGTTTGGAGGAACTTCATCAGCGACGACGACCAGTGCGGCATCAACTGCGCGTTTTTCCGAAACGAAGGCCCGCACCTGTCATCCGAGCTTATCCGACAGGCTGACCGTATCGCTGATAAAATCTGGTCTTGTCGCAGGCATTACACCTACGTGGACGCGCAGAAGGTGCGGAGCGCCAATCCCGGATACTGCTTCATCATGGCCGGTTGGCGGCGATGCGGCGAAACAAAAAGCGGCAAATTGATATTTGAAAGATGCACCCGCAAATGAACACCCGGCCCATATCAATGCCCCGGCAGTCAGCGCACAGGGCCATGCGTGTAGCTGCCGTAACAACGACACAGGTGCTGAATGTCGGAGAATGGCACGGTGGGGATGGGCACCCGCCGCGCCGCCATCCCACCGAAAGCGGGGCGTTTCAGCCGGAGGAATGAGGATGAACAAATGCCGTCACCTTATACGCGAGGGCATGAGCCTTAAGTGTGCGGCCGGCCGCGATATCAAGGCGTGGGTTGCCCGCTGCGGGAGGCCAAGCGGCTGGGGGCTGATGCTGCCGTGCATCAATAACGCCCCGGAAAAACCGCTGTTCGACTGTCCGGAAGTGGATCGCAAGACGGACGCAGAGGTTGAAGCCGAACGCAAGGAAATGGATGACCATGTTAACCGCTTTGTGAGCGGCATGGCCGGATTGCAAAAGATAAAGGACGGGATGGTTTCCGACGGCACGTCCAGCATGACTACAACATGCCCGTGGTGCGACGGCGAAAACACTCTGAGCGTTTCAATCGCCCTTGGATACAACAACCATATCCGCGCACGGTGTTCGTCCTGCGAAATGGGCTGTCTTGAATAACGCAATTAGCGCCGGAGGAATGAGGATGACCGCCAAGCCAGATCGTACCTTTGCCGCCGAAAGCCTGTACGGCTCGAACGAGTGGGTGTCGCTCCGCTTGGGGATGGCGAAGGACACCTGGTTTCGGAAGCGGGATTGCCTGTACGAACGCGGCTTTCCGAAGCCCGACAAGGACACTGGTCTCTACCTGAAAGCCGACGTTGACGCATGGATTGCACGGCAAAGCCGCTTTGGTGACGGGCATGGTATGGTGTCGGGACCAAGGGGAGTACGAATCGATGCAATATAAACCCGCGCTATTTGACGGCTCTGATCCCGGCTATGCTCCGGGGCTGAACTGGTCCGGGCGATACGCCTACTGGAAACCTACCCGCAAATATGTGGACTTGGGGCACCCGACGGCCCCAATACGCCTGCCGGGCACCAAGGGCGACGGCCGGGACGCAGAGAGAGCCGCAGAGGCCCGCCGACTGACGCGGGCGATGATCGAGAATTACCAGCCAGACGACGGCCCGACGCCCGGCACATGGTCGTGGGTGATCCGCCGGTGGAAGGAAGATGCCTACAGCCGTTACAACACCTGCGGCGCCAACACCCGCGCGGATTATGACTACCGCACGAAGAAATGGGACGCGATTATCGGGCACATGCAGATCGACGCGCTGACCTACGACCAGATCAACATCATCCGCCGGGCGATGGACGAGAAGGAATATTCCGACAGCCTCAAGCAGAAGCTGTTCGGGATGCTGCGGCACCTGGCGCGGTACGCCCTCGGGCCGCTGCAACAGAAGCAGACGCGCGATCTGGTGGACGTTCTCGGGGAAATGCGGTTCCGGTCACCGTCGAAGAAGGACTCGGCGCCGACGCGGGAACAGGTCCGTGCGGTGATCGACGAAGCCGATGCCCGCGGCATGTTCGCCTTTGCAACCGGCATCCTGTTCCAGTGGACCTATGCGCTGCGGGCCGTCGATGTGCGAGGCCAGTGGCTTCCCGCCGACGGAGAGGGCGGCATCGTGCGCGACGGCAAGCGGTGGCAGGACGGGCTGACGTGGGACATGTTCGACAAGGATTTGACGGAGTGGGGCAAGGTGATCTCCAAGACGCAGACAGCCGTCGAGGGCGTGCGCCTGACGCCGGAACTGCGCTGCCGCCTGCGGCTTCTGCGGAACGTGTGCGGCACCGGCCCGGTGATCGTGTCGGAGCGGCTTGATGCGCCGTACACCAAGCACGGGTGGTCAAGGGCATTCCGCCGTATCCGCGATGATCTCGGCATTCCCGACACCATGAAGATGATGGACACCCGCGCCGGGGCCCTGACGGAAGCGAAGAACCTGGGCGTTGATCCGTTCGCCCTGCGCGATCTCGGCACGCACGCACATGTCAGCACGACGGACGGCTATGCGAGGGGCCGCAGCGAGAACATCAACAAGGTTGTCGAACTGAGGGGAAGGACATGACTCTAACGTTTTCACACGACACAGAGACAGGAAACTGGACCGCCACCATAGACGGCTACTATCACAGTACGGGCTGGTGCAAAGACCTAGCTGTTGCGCGCTTGTTCCGGTTTCTAAAGGCCGAATATCCAGAAATTCTCCATCATCGTATGGATGCCTTTCGAGACTACTTTGCACCCAATGAAATTATTGATGATCTTCCGATGAAGGTCTCAAATGAGACAACCTACACATATCGTCAGAACTGAGGGGGCGGAAGTGAAAATGGTCGAAAGAATAGTCGTATCCAAGGGGAAACTCTGCGGCCTGTACTCGTTGAGTAGCGAATGCGCGCCTAGATACGTCGGCGTGGATGTTTCGACAAATTCAGACTGGACGTGCGAATGCGAGTTCGAGATCACGGAAGATGGTGTTCGCATTCTTGATGGCCGGCAATACAAGGACGAGAACGAGTCGGAAACGCTTTGA